TAGATTGGGGTGAGTTGAATACAGTGATCACACGTGTGGGCGAGAACTCTCGGATTATGTTTAGCGGTGATGGTAAGCAGGATGACCTTACTTCTAAAAGATATAATCAAGAGTCTGGCATTGGTCAGTTCCTACAGGTTCTGGGTAAAATGAAATCGTTTGATACGATTGACTTCAAGCCAGATGACATTGTGCGATCTGACTTTGTTAAGGAATATATCAAAACATGTTATGGCATGGGAATCTATAGTTAAATTAAATAGAAATAATGGTTTACTTTTAGTTGGATATAAGGTATAATAGTACCTAAATTTGGCTAAAAGTAAACCAACTATGTTTGAGCATGACCCTATTGAGTTTAAAGAAGTAGAAACTACTACCATGAAAGGTGGTAGATATTATGGCACCCCCAAAGGTTGGTATCCTAGTGTAACGACTGTACTTGGTATTCTTTCTAAGAAAGGTATAGCTGAGTGGAGAAGGCGTGTTGGTGATGCTGAGGCTGATCGGATTTCTACTCAAGCTGCACGTCGAGGCACTAATGTCCACCAGATGTGTGAAGACTATGTTGATAATAACTTAGACAAGTCACTATTCCTTCCCCACGAACGTGCGATGTTCAACTCTATTAAGAAAGTTCTTGATGGTCGTTTGGGCAAAGTCCGTGCTCAAGAGTGTGCGCTGTACTCTGACTATCTCGGGATAGCTGGGCGTGTAGATTGTATCGCTGAGTTTGATGGGAAATTATCAGTAATAGATTATAAGACCGCAGGAAAGTTAAAGAAGAAACAGTATATCGGGAACTACTTTCAACAGGCATCTGCATATTGCGTGATGTTTGAAGAAATGACTGGTATCCCAATTGATCAGATTGTAATTGTAATTGGCGTTGAGAATGAAGACGAAGCTCAAGTGTTTGTTGAGAAGCGTGATAATTGGATATTTAAAATGATTGATACAATTAAATTATACAAGGATTCTATATCATGAAAGTATTGTTTGGGATAATCGCAGCATGCCTTCTAGTAATGGCATACAGCGCAATTAATCTGAGTTATGGTTCGGTAGATGAGTTTGATGATGAGCGCATACTCGAGAGCGAGGTTGTGTGGTTGGCTAAGAATGTTTATTTCGAGGCAAGGAATCAGGGTGTTGCTGGTCAGTTGGCGGTGGCTATGGTTACTTTGAATCGTGTTGATGATTGGCGATTCCCGAATACAATTGAGGGTGTTGTGACTCAAAGTTTAACACGTGCTTCTTGGCGAACAGGTGAGCAAGTTCCTATTAGAAACAAGTGTCAGTTCTCATGGTATTGTGACGGCAAGGCTGATACGATTAATGATTGGAAGACATTCGGCAAAATTAAAAATCTACTATTGACTTATATGTCTAGCCGTAGTATAATAATTGATATCACTGAAGGCGCTACTCATTATCATGCGGACTATGTGATGCCAGATTGGGCTGTTACTAAAACTAAAACGATCGAGATAGCTGATCATATATTTTACAGATGGGAGTAATAAATGGTAGAAGTCATGACGACAGCAAAGTTCTCAGGGATTATCGAGAGAGTTGTTATTGAGAAACGCATAAGCTATATGGACGCTGTATGTTGGTGGTGTGAAACCAACGAGATGGAGATAGAAGTTGCAGCCAAATTGCTTAATACTGTTATAAAAGGTAAACTAGAAGTTGAAGCCCAAGATTTAAACTTTCTTGCTAAGGGCGCAAGACTTCCTATTTAATTATGGAGAAAGATGACGATATGATGTCAGGGTTCGAATGCTATAAAGCATATCTCGCAGTGAGTCAGCACTTTGTGCGCGACTCATATGACTTCTTTAAATATAACGGCAAGACTAACGCAAAAGAAAACGCATACCTAACACGGAAGGATAGGTACTTCTTTGAGAAGGCGTCTAAGCGATTTAAGCGTGAAGACTTCTTAAAGTTCCTAGTCGCCAACTATGTAAATAATACTAGCGTGACTAATAAATGGATTGGCGATATGATGGGCAGTTCATCAGCTGATGTTCTGACCGCATGGAAGAAACGTGTCGAGTCATTAACGTACAGATTCTCAGAAGATGTATCTTACTTATATGATATCGATGAAGATTTTAATAACTTGTTTATGGCAAATGACGGGAGCCATCCTTTGATATATCGTCACTTTGCTCAAGGTAGAATTGCTGTAGAAACAATGGTCTTACTTGATAAGCTCGTTGGGTTCTCAAAGTTATGGGCGAAATATGATGACATCGTATTGAATGATGCGATTAAATTGATGAAAAAATACTCCCCATTCCTTGAGCAGTTCTCGCCAACTGAGAAGAAGAAGCTGAAAGATATAGTTCTCAGGTGTTATAAATAAAGTTGTTAAAAAGGTTGACTTCTCCTTAAAAGAAGTATATAATACTAGCAGTACTTAAACTAAAATACATTGCATACAGAAAGGTAAATAATATGTCATTTGCATCACTAAAGAAAAACCGCAGTAACTCTCTCAGTAAACTAGTCTCCGAAGGAAATAAATTATCAGCTGGCGCCAAGCCAAGCGGTGACGATCGTTTTTGGAAACCAGAAGTAGATAAAGCAGGTAATGGTTATGCCGTTATTCGATTCCTGCCTGAGCCGAAAGGTGAAGATCTACCATGGGTTCGCTTATTCGATCACGGATTCCAAGGTAAAGGTGGTTGGTATATTGAGAACTCCCTAACAACTATTGGCGAGAAAGATCCAGTATCTGAGTACAATACCACCCTTTGGAATAATGGTACTGACGCAGGTAAAGATCAAGCCCGTCAACAAAAGCGTCGACTCAAGTATACTTCTAACATTATGGTGGTTAAAGATCCATCTAATCCATCGAATGAAGGTAAAGTGTTCTTGTATCAGTATGGTAAGAAAATCTTTGACAAGTTGAACGAAGCGATGAATCCAGCGTTTGAAGATGAGCAAGCAATTAACCCATTCGATTTCTGGGAAGGTGCTGACTTTAAATTGAAGATTCGTCAGGTTGATGGATATCGTAACTATGATAAGTCTGAGTTTGATTCGTCTAGCGAATTACTTGGCGGTGACGACGATGCTCTCGAGAAAACTTATGAGGGTTTGTATTCACTAGCTGCATTCCTTGAGCGTAAGAACTTTAAATCTTATGCGGAACTTGAGACTAAGTTGAATCGTGTTCTGGGCATTGGTAGCACCGCTCCGACAACTGCTTCAGCTATGGAAGCTACGGATGATGAGATTCCATTTGAAAAGCCAACTCCAGTGGCAGCAGCTAAACCAGCTCCAGTAGCTGCAGCTCCTGCGCAGGATGAGGAAGATGATAGTCTATCGTTCTTTGAGAAACTAGCTGAAGAAGATTAATTTATTCTTGGTAGGTTTGGGGCAGCTTCGGCTGCCCTTTTTTATGCAGGAGCAAATTGTCTACCACGTCTAGATCTATTTCTACTTCTAGATGCGGTTGGGGTTACGTTTGTTTGGCTAGAAACATTAGTTGAAGTTGGAGCATTAACATTAGTGGGTGCGATAGTTGTAACTACTACGTTCCCAGCTGCAGCAGCAGCCTGAGACGATCTCTCGTTAAGCTCAGCACCATCAGTGATAGGATTAGGGTCTTTAAGAACTACAGCAACTTCTTGTTCTTTATTCCCTTTACCGATAGTGTCGAGCGAAGATCTCTCGTCAGGCTCAGCATCAGTGATGGGATCAGGGTCTCTAAGACCCAGAGCAATTTCCTGTTCTTTATTTTCAGCAAGGATAGCATCCAGCGTAGCATTAAATTTATCATCCTTTTCTTTCTTTTTCTTCAAGCGCTCCACTTCTTCAGGCGGAAGCATAGGTTCGTCACCTTCAAGGTCACTTTGTTGCGCCAATGATCTTGTTAAGTTCTTGTCTAATATCTTATCCTTCTCTTTCTCAATATCGAAAGGAGAACTGATAGTATTGGGACCAAACATTGGAAGAAAATCTAGTGCGGAATTGACTACTCCGACAATACCATTCACAGCTTTCATGAATACTATTCGCATATTATCAAAGATACTAGAAAGACCGTTCTGTAAGAAGTCAGAAATACTGAATGAGTCAAGAGCTTCGGCAGCTTCATCGAATCCCAACTTGCCGAGTATCCATGAAGTTGCGCTCTTCAATAAGTCAGGAACAAATCCAACGATCGTTCCGAACAGCGCACTCAACCCTTCGGTGATTGCCAAGGAAACTGAACCAGTCTCTTTGAATGTTTGCCTCATTTGATCGAATGCTTCTTTTAACCCATAAAGAGCTAAAGCCACACCAGCAGCAATTGCCACGAATGGAGCAGCAGCGATAAGGGCGGGCATTAAAGCTGCACCCTGAGCTGCGATTGCCGCACCTACAGCACTCATTGCGCCAGCAAGCACTCTTGCGTATTGTACGATTTTACTTTTGGCTTGAGCAACGAGTGGCTTGGCTGCTTCTAACATTCTGATGGAGGTGGCTTTGATAGCCAGCCCGAGACGCTTAGCATGCGGTGCTATTTTCTCATAACCCTTTTGAGCCATTTCCTTAGCAGAAGCAAATAATTTTTTGGACACATCAGCTATTCTTGCGCCCATTCTCTTAGCACCTTCAACCATCGTTGTTGCTTTTTCTTTCAGCCCTTTGGCGACGGTGACGAATTTCTCTTTGGCAGCCATGAGGGATTCTTTAGTTTTTTTATATCCCTCAACAAGTGCGTTGACACCTTTCTTCATTGCACCATAAGCTGCAATTAATTTCTTACCGCTCCAAATCGCGAAGAGTGCAATACCAATCTTATCAATATGCTTGACGATGAATAATCCAAGATCAACAATACCTTTGGCAAGAACCACAAGACTTTTGCCCAACACCCCTAATCCTACTTTGACCTGGTCCCAATACTTCACGACCAAAGCAATGGCACCAATGATAGCTCCGCCAATGAATGCCTTCTTCAAAGTCTGAAGCAATCCGCCTTTGATTCTGGTTGTCAGCTTTCCTTCTTTGGCTTTCTCGTCAGCTTCAGCTTGGTCTTTGCGTGTCGCCTCAAGTCTATTTTCCGCATCAACCAATAGCGCCTGTTGGTCTACATTATAAGAAGCCTTCATGGTATTTGCTATAGAAGCCAATACGCTAGTTTGATTCTTTATCTTAAGACCGAGTGCGCCCAATCCGCCACGGATACTTCTTTGCAAAGTTTCCCTGTTTTGATCAGCGTTATCGTTTGTTTGCGTGTCAATAGTTGGCAGTGCCATATCCTATACCTTACTTTTTAGTCCAAGCTTGTGCGCCAAAGAATGCAGCAACAATACCAGCAACAGCTACAAAGTATGTTGGCGCCATATCACCTAATGTCTCTTGAGCCTGATCTAACCCGACCAGTGATGCAATTACTACAGCGAAAGGATAGAGAAGTAAACCACCTAGTGCGAACCAAGTCATATTTCTCTGTGCATCTCGCATAGCGTCTGCGTCTTCAAGTTCTTTGCGTTTAAACTCAAGATACATTTGTTCTTCTTCTTTTGATACCTTTCCATCACCATTCGAATCAGCTGGATGGAATACTTTCTTTTCTTCTTCTGTCATTTGTTTTGCCTTTGTTGTTCTTCTTGTTCTTCTAAATGGTTCTTTAACAAAGCAACATATATATCTCGTTCGAACGGCATCATGTTATCTAGTTCTGTGAGGCTATACTTATGATGATGCATTAAAGCAAAGTTCATCTGGTACATATTTGATAACGAATTATGTACCATGCTTAGGTAAAAAAACTTTCTAGACCCTCTAGCACTATACTGTCTTCTTCACCGCATTCCGAGCAAGTCCATGTTATTTTATGGGATAGCTTCGGCATACTTTCAAAGAAGTCAGACATCTTTTTAAATTGTCTTGCGTCAAGGCGTTCGACCCATTGTTCTATTTCTTTCCGAGAGAAGTCATGATACACTTCTTCCGAATCGTAAATATACTCAATACAATTTGTTATCATATTAAACATACCAGTAGCAGGATCTTTTTCGTCATTCGGAACGTCAGCCAATCCAGGGTAACGAACCTTAATACCAACTTCGTCAGTTATCATGATCTTACCATCAGAAACTGGACCAGATAGTCCTACCGAATCCAAGTCAACTTCATATTCTGTTCGGTGTTTACACTCACCTTTGGTATGTCCAATTTTAAGTTCAACCTTTTCGCCCACAGACTTTCCTCGTAAGCGTAAGAACAAATACTCGACATCAAATGTAGACAACTTACTAACATCTACATCATCAATAATACAGTTCTTCAAAATCTTTGATATGGCAGAATTGATTTCACCCATATCTTCACCTTCCAAAGCCATAAGAAGAATCTTTTCTTCCTTGACCAAGAATGGTCTATATCTTATTTTCTTACCCGTCGAAGGGACTTCCGTTATAAACTCGGGCGTAGAAACTGTTGGTAACGCCATAATATTCTCCAGTTAATATAAAATAATTTAAAATTGTAACGCACTTCTAATCGAAGCAACTCTGTTATTTATGTTACCAACAGCAGCATTAATTTGACCGCCAACTGCAGTTGAGCCAACTATACTTCCAAGGCTTGGTATATTCAAACTTCCACTTATGCCACCAGTTCCAAGCCTGACCGAAAACCCAAATCCCTTTTCTGGTTGATCTTGTTTTGTGAAAAGGCACTTGTAGTTTCTATAGGCAAATGTAACGCCCATTCTTACAGCACCGTCTTCAGCCCAGTTCATTGTGATTGGGTTTACGATTAAAGGGTATGCTTCGTTTAATGTGTGTATTGAATGTAGGTTTCCGTGTGAGCCATATTGGCGTATCTCTATGGTTCCGGCATAGTCGTCAAAGTATTTTGTATTATACTGCGCTTGCCCATCAGAAAAAGCGCCAGTCCCGACCATTTTCTCTTGCCATATTTCAAAGTATTCCTTTTCTCTCATATCTTGACTGACGAGAAACTGAACAGTTACGTCACCATAGATTGCTCCATAAGCAACCTTATTCACTGGTCCATAATTTTGGAATTTGTGTTCAACAGAAGAAATGCTTCTTCCAGGAATATCTACAGTTTCTGCTCGATAAGAAAGTTCACGCTCAGTTTCAATATCCCCACCACCTTGAATGAACACTTCAAAGTGAGAGGGCTTGGCGAATCCGCTCTTATTGAGCGATGCTACCATGTCGTTGACGTTAAATCCCATTAGATCATTTTCCTGCTGTCTGACCAGACTTTAGTTTTCTTAGCTTTTTGGAACCTTTCAGTTGGTAGGAATAACGCAGTATCCCATTCGGTAGAATTAATCTCAATAAACTTCGACCTGACCTGAGTATTGAGATAATGCTTAAAGGTTGGTTTAAAAAACTTGTATTTGCTAGCACTATTTAGTATATCATATGACACTTTTAGCTTTGTAGACTCATCATATTTCGTATTATTTGTAATATCATATAGTGAATCCATCAATCTGGCTCTGAGTTGAGGTGGGAGATAATGTAAATTTATTCCATAGAAGCCACCAGGAGCTGGTCCAACCATAAAGATCAGCGGAAATCTATCATAGTATGGTAGTGTTTTGGCACCCTTGGGTTCATAATTGAAATGGTACATCCTTCCGATAAGAACACGAGCTTTGCGATTATCAGATGCGCTGCTTTTAATTATATTTGCTGGGTAAACAGCAGCACTTCTCTGCTGACGTGCCTTCTGCCTAAACCAATCCCTCGCAGCTTGAGTGCGGTTTGGTACCTGCCCTTTACGAACACCTGCTGCGAGTATATCATCAAATATGGTAGCGATAGCATTTGCCTCTTTATTATGTACTATTTATTCCTTTTGTACAGCTCTTTTTCAGTGAGTATTTGAAATTTCCATCCACGGTCTTTACAATATTCAACCGCTGCTTCCCATTTGGCTTGGTTGACTCCCCATGTTTTGACTTCACTTAGATATTTTTTAGTCAGTCGTTTCTGCGCTTTTGGTGCGTGGGTCTGAGCGTAAGGCTTCACTTCAATCATAATCGTTTCTCGATTCTTCGTTCGGATAACAAAATCGACAAAGTAGCGGTGCTTCTTGCCATCGATTGGCGATCGATACCCTATAGGAAACGGTTCTGATGCCCACCAAACTATATCTGGGTTCTTATCAAAGTATGACATGCAGTTTAGCTCCCAGCTTGAGCGATAAATAATATCTGACGTGTCTCCTTTATATTTCTCAGGAAACTTGCACTGATATTTTCCTTTATAAAATTGAGCCATACACTGCTTATAAATAGATGCGTCAACGCATATTTATACAGGCTCGTCTAATGAAAATAAACCTGAAACAAGTATCATCTGGTATCAAATCTACAGTAGCTTCAGCCAAAGGTAAACTGGAGAATATTGCTGGAGCAGCAGGAATTGGTGGGTTCTCCGTTTCGGCTGGGAGCAATGGGATTTCTATTAATGCCAACTTCAATTCATTACTAGAAAAAACTAAGATAGGGAATTTAGTCAACTCCCCTCTAGCTGACCTTTATGATAATAGTAAGGTTAAAGAACCGCTACAGTTTCCTGATGATTTAACCAACGAACACTTTATGATCTTCACAGTCAAGAACCGTGTTCGACAAAGCAGAAAGGATGTTGCCGAAGATTTGACTATTAGGAATATTGTATTGCCGATACCAAGCAACTTGCAGACTACATATGGTGCGCAATATGAGAACTCTGATCTGGGAGCTCTTGGTGCCGGAGCTGCTGGAAGAATTTCTGCTGATCAGGTCACCGCTGCTGGTAATGATATATCCGATCTAATTTCTTCTAGAATTTCTTCTACAGTTGCAGCATTTAAGTCAGGCGATACAGACGCCCAAGTTCAAGCTGGCGCCCCAGTGGCTGCAGCGGTAGCCACAGCTGCAGCGGGAAAGATAGGAGGCGGTGCTGGCGCAGCTTTGGGTGGTGCGTTTACTGGAGGTGCTGTGGTTCAAGGAATTGCTCTTGACGAAGGATTAGCAGTTAACCCACACATGGCTGTATTATTCAAAGGCGTTGACATGCGCGAACATGGGTTTACTTATAAGTTCATTGCTAGGAATGCTGAAGAGTCTATAGCAATTCAGAAAATAATAAGCGCATACAAATTCCACATGCACCCAGAATATGCAGCAGGCTCTCTCGCCTTCAAATATCCAGACGAATTTGAAATATCATTCGCTGACGCCATCGCAGGGAACTTGTATAAAATAGGAACTTGCGTGTTGAAGTCGATGACTGTAAATTATAATGGCGAAGGAATACCACTATTCTTCCAAGATACTGGCGCTCCAGTTTCAGTTGAGATTCAATTATCGTTCCAAGAAACAAAGATAATTACACGTGGAGATTTAGATTCTGGTTTACCGCAACCAAATAATACAGCACCAGAGGGTAGTAAGTAATGTCTAATTATTTCTCATATTTCCCAACAACAAAGCACGATTTGACAAATAGAGGTCAGACAGTCGAGCTAACTAATATCATGAGAAGGTTCAAGATACCGAGCCATCTTTCGGAAAGGACTGACGCTTACTATGAATATGATATTCAGGAAGGGGATAGACCTGATACTATTGCTGAAAAATATTATGGCGATTCAAACTATGCTTGGTTGGTCATGCACTTTACAAACATTGAGGATGTTCATTTTGATTGGCCACTATCAACATTTGATTTTGAAGAATACATAAAGGGAAAGTATGGTTCTATCTCTGCAGCCCAAGCCGAGATTCATGAAAATAGAATATATTTGTCCAAAACCAGAAACGGGATTTCTGTTCCAGCTGAAGGGGAGGTTCTGATTGACGGATCTGTATTGGCTGAAAGGGTGGTGGTAGTTGACCAAGCCACATATAATGCAACCCCATCTAATTACCAAAAACAATCATTGAGCAAGTATGATTATGAGACTGAGCTGAACGAAAGCAAGCGTTCTATAAGATTACTAGATAAAAGGTACTTGCCCCAAGTTAGGGATGAGGTTGAAGATATTCTAAGGA